GTAAATAATCTATTGCAGATCTGTCCCCAGCCATAAATAGTGCAATACCCGGTTCTACAGGAGTCACACTCCCGCTCGCATCGCTAGGCGCGGAATAACCAAACGCATTAATCGCCCAGACGTTAAACGTGTAGCTGGTGTCGTTTGTGAGGCCCGTGACTGTTATTGGGGAGGATGATCCTGATGCGCCGATCCCGTCATTAGATTGGGCGCGGTAGCCAGTAATAGCCGACCCGCCGACATCAGAAGGCGCAGTAAACGATATGGTCGCTTCAGCATCACCCGCCGTAGCTGACACGCCAGTAGGCGAGTCTGGAGCGTTCAGCCCATCCTGACCAATAAAACCGCCGTCATTTGTAGCCATGAAAGGCTCCTAATTTCCTTGCTTTGCGAGCCGCGATAGATGCTTCCCACATTTTTTTCATGTGGTCTGTTCTTTTCTTCGCCTGTTCACTCAGCTTTTTTCTTGTTTCATCTGAAACTACGCGACCCATGTGTGCTTCACTCATTTTGCGCTTTGTTTCATCTGAGTGCTTCATGCCACGGCGGTAACCTGCCTTACCATAATGCGGATGCAATTCACCCGTTCTACCATACATGCCGTTGCCTTCACCAGTAAGGCCAACCGCACCGCGACCACCAGAGCATATGTTATAACCATTTGGCTTTTGCGTCTGAAAGGTAGAGATAAACTTAGGCTCAGCCAAGTAGCAATATTCTCGCGTTCCAACACATAGAATTTCAAAAACAAAGTTCTCCTCACCATGCTTTGCAATGGCGTTTTTCAACAGAGATTTTGTCTTAATGTTGTGCTTGAAGTGACTACGTTCCCGCGTTTTTGGATTAACAGTAACACCAATGTATTTCTTTCCGTTGACCTTATTGGTAACGGAATAAACGCAAGCAGCTTTTTCTGGAAGCTGCATTTGCATTTTATGAAATCTCTTCGTAGCTAACGAGAACTTCAAGATCGTCGGCAGTGCCAGCCGTAACCGAGATGGAGCGGTCTTCTTCAAGATACATCGCGGTGTTTTTGTCCAGCACAACCAAGGACGCATCTGCCGGTACTGACACGGTAGAAACCAGCGAGTACGCGGTTCCACCAATGTCATCTTCGGTGTGATAATCCACGGTTACGTCGCAAGCGTTAGTGCCATCAACATTAGCCACTTGAATCATGTTGATCTTGAACACCTTCCCGCTGGAAGCGGCGTTGCTGACAAGCTCGGTTGCGCTTGTGGTAGACAATGCTAGGTAAAACGATTTACCCGTGATTGTCGAAACATTGACAATATTTGGTGCGGCCATTATTTATCTCCTATCCGAATACAATGGCCATTGCGATGGCCTTGCCTGTGCTAATTCCTGCGTCATCAAAAGACAGCTTCCCTGACCCATCCGTCACCAAAGCCTGACCACTGGTGCCATCTGCATTCGGTAGCTCAAGGGTGTAAGTGGCGGCGGCGCTGTGGGGCGGCCCCTGTAAGGTGACACCATGACTGTTGGATTCACAATTGAAGCGAATCTTTCCCGCATTCGTGTTTCCGTAAAGCTCTGTAAATCCCGTGCCATTTGGAAACAACTGGATGTTGCCGTTGGTGTCCGTTGACTTGATAGAGTTGGCATTTAGCTCAAGGTTCTCTATCAAAACGGAGCCATCCGACTCCTCATACACAGCTTTTTCAGCAGGGTAGGCAATAAACACGTTTTTACTGCCTGCCAAAAAGTTAACCGCTGACCCGCCGTTTGAGCTTTCCAAGACGGTCGTTCTTGTTAACGTGTTACCACCACTGGCATACGTTCCCAAGCCCACTTCAAATTCGGTATTGGTTGTGTCAACAATCGCGTAATAAGTCGTATCACCGTCTGACAACACAGCCGAGAACGCTTGGAAATTTGTCACGGCACCGCCCAGCGATATCGCTCCCGTGCCGGTAGTGGTGGTCGTCTCTTTTACGCGGTCCTTCAGAACAAGAGCCATGATTATGCAATCCGAATAATAGCGTTAGATGCGTCAGCAGTTGGAAATACGATAGTGAAGTCGCCCGCACTGGATGACTTGTCCGCACCAAAGTCCAGCACAACAATTGAGTCAGTCGTACCCGAGCCGGCGCCGGTTGTGGTGTTGTAGATAAGCGCCCCGCGAGCAGTGATCGTGGATGAGCTAAACGTAAGATCGGCAAAGTCGGTCAGCGCCGTTGTTCCTGACGTGGTAGGCGTGACGTTCGTTAACGTGCCGCCGCCAGCAGAATAACCCGTACCGCTTACCTCGTCAGTGGCGGTGTAATCGGTGGTAGAGGCGTCAAAGCTCGCATTGTTGTCATACATAGCCAGCTTGAAAGTATCTCCGGTGCTGGCGGTGAAGTTGTGTGAGCCTACAAGCAGTTCCTGCTTGAATGAGGTACACATGTAGTTTCCGCTAAAAGCCATATCAAAGTCTCCTGATAAGTTCGGCTAGGTCTTTTTGCCCTGCATCACACAGGGCGTTGTAAACAGTGGTTCGGTCGCTTTTTATGGCTTCCTTCATGTAGTGTACGAGGAGCTTCCTGATGTCAGCCCTAAACGCTTCAGCCTGCGCCCGTACCTCTGGCGCGGCGCTTTCAGCTATTGAGACAATCCTGTCCAAACACCTCTCAGCAACTTCCTCCGGGGTAAACCCCCTGTTGGATGTTGTTTCTACAAACACGTTACCGACAGTGGCATCAATCATGAACGAGGCTTCCTGACCTCTCCGCCGCGATAGCTGTCTGTTGTGCTGTATCCTTCACCCAGCTCCTCCAGTTTGGCCAGCGCCTCCATGTACCTCTGGGCATACAACTGCATCAGGTCTGGGTCGCCCTTCAAATAGGTGTACGCCTCAACAAGACAGCCATAAAGCAGTGTGGACTCGGCGTTAGTGCCGAGCCAGCTAGTGCCGTCTGTGGAGGTAGTAATGGAGGTGGGCTTGTGGAAATAGTGCAGTTCCGCGTCGTATGCCGCGTCTGGGGTGGGGCCAAGGATAAATGCCGTGCGGCTAAAGATGCCGTAATACTTGGGTGCGCCGGTCGTTCCAGCCACTGGATACGCCTGCCGGATAAAATTAACATCCTTGAAGATCAGGTAGTCATATCCGGAATTATCAATCGCTAATGAATAAGGCGTCAAAAAATCCGATGGCATGACCAGATATTGACTGCCCGCGGCGACAGACCCCTCCACATTTTTGCGAAAGTCGGGTAGCTGTACCGTCTTGAGAATCTTGTCCTCTGCCTGCTGAATGATTGTAGGCAGATTATTGACGAAGCTGGTTTCGTTGGACTCCACATAGTCCTGTATGGCCTGCTTCAACGTGGTAAAGGTAAACGCCATCAGGAAGTCTCTACTGTTACGCGCCCAACCACGCCTGCCATGTCAAGGCCCACAGTGCGGCTCCCAAGAGCTGTATTGCCACCACCAACGGGATCAAAGGCAGACAAAGCGCGGCTTTCGTCAAGTGAATTGTCAGGTCTAGGGTATCTAAGAGCCTGCGGATCGCTCGCATTGACATCCCCCAATTTAAGCTGGGGCTGGTCCTGATCCACTACATCACGGCCAACTAGCAGGCCATTCCATCGCCCGTCTTCAATCTGACGGACAAGGTCGCGCAGTGGGTAACGGAATCCAGTCCGGTCACAAAAGCCGAAAGCATGTTTACCCTTAGCATAACTGCTCATAGGTCGTTGTAGCCTCCCGGCGCCATATACAGAGCGGCTTTCTCGCGAGATGCATCCGCCGCAAGGTTCCACTGCTCCTCATACACCTGCTTGAGGGCAGGCGCGATGCTCATTGACTCTGGCTTTTTGCTGGCAATCTGATAGGCCAGCCCCGCAACAAGGCACGGCAGATAGCGAGCAGGCACATCCATGTTGTTGGATGCCGGCTTGCCGCTGTCCTCAATGCGGTCTAGGTAGTAGTAGGCGAATGTGTAGCTGGTTGTGGCATCTGGCACGGGCCAGAAATGCACTGTAATCCCAGTCGGCTTACGCTCAACGTAATACTGGAGCGGTCGCCCCTGAGTCAGCTTATTGGTCTGGTGAGCGTACTGGCTGACCGAGATTCTCTGCATGGTCAGGTCGGACTGCTTGGACGTGTCGCCCGCGTCGGTGCGCAATAGACCCTCTATTATGTCTAACTTCTCAGATGTAAGGTCGTATGACGACGTTCCTGCGACAAGAGCCAGCGTGGCGTCTCGTACCGTCCAGAGATTAAGGCCGCGGTTTTGCCACTCAAGCATGAGCAGATCAATGCTCCGACGAGCAGTCTTGTAGTCATACCCGCTACGGAGTTCCGAGCCGGCACGCTCAAATGCCTCCTCCATTATATCTGACAAGTCCAGAGTAAAGTTGGTTGTCCCGCTAGTCGCCATTTAAACAACCACCCCTCTGGTTTTACCGCGCATGGCGATACCGTTTCTGCACTTGGCTTTTGGCATGCGGCCTCCAGCAGACGCTTTTTTCGGCTTACTCAAACCCGCTTCTGACAGGGCAATAGCAACTGCCTGCTTTTTGCTGGTCACCTTTTTCCCAGAACCGCCAGACTTCAGAGCCCCCTTTTTGAACTCACCCATCACTTTCTTAACTTTCTTGGAGGCTGGGGCGTTCTCGACCTGCTTGGCAGTTTGCGCTCTACTAATCGTCATCTTCTTTAGCCCCGTCCTCTAAGCGGACAACCCGCTCAATCCACCCATCCAAACGAACCGTTAGCCGATCTACATCGGGCTGGGCACTGCTTGGTCTTTCCTTTAGCTCTTCTATTCGGCGCTCAAGGCTCTCGATTAGCATGTCTTGCCTTGCGTCAGCGGGCAACGCGCCAAGCTCGCCGCGAGGCCACTTGATGCGGAACTCGTTGTTCATGGCTATATTTATCTGGTCTTTTAGCATTTCGCGCTCCATGCCTTCAAGCCGCGCCAATATGCTGAAATATGCCGAGGTTGCAATGATTACAGCAATCACTATTGAAACCAGATTACGCAAAGGTATCGTGACCTCTGTGCCAGAGTTTATTTTTGCCGACATTACCACTTAGTCTTGTCTGCCCAATATGCGGCAGACATCTTCCCTTTCTTGATATTGCGACGGTGGCGAGCCTTGAATGACTTGCGCTTGGCCTTCATTTTCGCTGACTCTCCAGATTTTGGCTTGCCAGCCGTCTTAGCACCCTGCTCCCCGAAGCGGATGATTTTTTCTTTGCCGCCCTCGCACGCCTTGACGATGTGCGATTTCTTGGAATGGCCCGGAGTCCGCTTCGGCTTGTTGCACGCCATCGCGCCCTTATCAACGCGACCGCCTTTCTTGTAGTAGAGTCGCATTACTTCCGGTGCCTCGCTGTCTTTTTAGCCACCTTCTTAGGCTGGCTGGAATGCTGTTTGCCTTTCTTGGTGTCAGCCCGCTTTTTACGACTAGTTGCGGAGTATTCCTTTGAAGACAGAGACTTGATTGCCTTTTCTGGCAAATATCGCTCACCCGTGGCTTTTTTGCCTTGAGTGCTAGGCTTTCCAGACTTGGTGCGCCACTTCTGCTTGGTCCACTTTTTGAGGGACTTTTGCGACTTCTTCAGCGCCATCAGTCTTTGTAGCCGCCGCCCGCGGCTTTGTACTGCTTTGCCAACATCTGGGCCTTTCGCGCTGACCATTGTCCGGGCTTGCCGCCTTTGCCACCCGCCTTAATCTTGTTGAATAGACGCTTGCGCATGGATGGCTTGGTGTAATTCCCAGCCTCATTGACCTGCGAATTCGTTTTGCCGCCTTTCTTGTAGTACAGCCGCATGTCACGCCTCGTAAAATACGTCCGCCTCGGTAAGGTTTGTCATCAAGAAATACACTCCGTTCTTGACAATAAAGCCGCTGTTTGGAACCTGAAAAACATTGGCGAAGGTATCTGCCGCAGAGGTGTGCTTGGACATTATCCAGCGTTTAGGCGAGCTTTGGTTGTTGCCGCTATTTGAAACGTACTGACACGCCGGAGTTCCCGTAATTGTGTCAGAGTTCAGCATCGTTACCGTAAAAGCATTGGCGGTTGTAACCGTGATCTCGTAGTTTCCCGGCTGTGCAGTCCCGCCTGTGCCAACGGCAAAGTTAATTCCAACAACATCGCCAGTGGAAAGACCGTGCCCCGTGTCGGTTACGGTAACCGTTGTTCCAGATTGAGCGTAGGTGCCAGTTTCTGGCGCAGAATCCGTGTCAAACACGACAAGCGTCCCCGCGGACGCTGAACCTATTACACTGAACTCTTTGAGACGAAGGCGACCAAGAGCAACAATTCCACTCTCATGACGGTGTCCCTGATGTACCTGAGATAAGCTATTCAAGAGTTAACCCTCCAAAAAAGGGGGCTTACGCCCCCGAGCTAATTAAGAAAGGTTTCTGTTTTGAAGGTACAGAACGGTAACCGTTGCGGCACCAGCCGTAGCGGCAGTGCCTGTCTGGTTGTAAGTAACGGTTACATCGACATCCGTAGTGCCAATATCGATCAAGTTACCAATCTGGCTCACGTCAGACGTGGCAAGCACTCTTGCCGCAGAGCTAACATCCAGCGCATCAGCGTACTCATTTACAGTAGAGCCATCACCAAGGTCAAATGTGTTGGTTGTTGCGGCGTCAAATGCGGTAGTCACATCGACTGTAATCTGAAAAATTTGGCTGTTTGCAGGCAAGGTCGCGACTACGGTCTCAGTGCCGTCATCGCCAAAAACGACGTTTGCACTCTGCGCCATAAGCACAAAGCCAACATTTGCCTTGTCTGTACCAGCGGTGGTGCCAGTAGTGTCTTTGATGGTTCCAGCCTTAATAGGACCGGAAAAAGTAGTAGTACCCATGAGGATCTCCTGTCTTGGGTCGGTCTGATGTTCCACATGGAACAATCAGTCAGGAAGGAAAAGGGGGCCGAAGCCCCCTGTAATTTAGGAAGTTCCGGGCGAGCCGTAGATTCCCAGAGGATCGGATACGCCGAAGCTGTATCGCTCGCGAGCCTTGTACCGGACGTTACCAGTATCAAAATCGCCGTCCATTGAAGTCTCCAACGCAGTACGGTTGAAGTGCTTCATGCCGTTCGGTACATCGGTAATGATGAAGAAAGCATTGGTGTCTGTCAGGAAGTGATTGACAGAGTAGCCTTCCGGAATCGAACCGTTGTTGCGAAGGGCGTTGATGTCGTTGTCAGCCGTGCCAACTCGACCTTCAGTCTCAAGCAAACGAGTTGCTACAAACTGAAGCGCGGGTGGAACGATCAAACGACGGGGTCGGGCCGCAATCAGCAGACCACGCTCATCGGTAAATGCGGCGATGTTAATCACAGCATCTTCCAGCGAGGTCTCGTTCAAATCAGCCGCAACAGTAGGACGGTTGGCGTTAGTGCCACCGTTTACCAGCGGGTGAGATGTGCTGAACAGCGTTACGCCGTCACCAGAGTTGAAGGAAGTAAAGCCGTTGTTAAGGGGGTTAGCCGCCTTAACCTGCTTGGTGTGAGCCATAGCCCGAGCCAGCGCCTTGGTGTAACGAGCAGACAAAGAGTCATACAGGTTATCTTCCATAGCTTCTTCTGTGATAGAGAAGCCAAGGGCGATGGTTTCGTGGTTATAGCGAGCAGTGAACGACTCTTGCGCCGAGTCATAGCTAATGGCAGAGCCTTCAGCTTTGACTGGTGCGGCACCGAAGCCGGACAGCTTTACTTCTTCCTCAAACGAGCGCTCAGATGACTCAGTGTCATAAATCATCGTGTGCTCGTCGTCGTACCGCTCATACTCCAATCCGAACAAGGCGTTCAGACCGGGGAGCAGTTCTTTCAGCATTTGTGCGCGTGAAATAGCCATTTCCTAGTTCTCCTTAAACGCCAAGTGCCGTCTCGTAAGCATGACTCAGTGGCAGATAGGTCACAACGCAGTCGGTAAAGGAATCACCTACTGAGCTATTGGGACCGTCCACGAAGTCGATGATACGAAGCGGGAACGTGTTGGTTGTTGCAATTGAGCTAGCGTCAAGAGCGTTCTTGCTCCTGCCGATAGACGTTGAGCCAGCAGTGCTGATAGCTTGTACGTTATTACCCAGACCAGTCTGAGCAATAGAGCCATCACCCTGCATCTGGAACAACAGCTTCGGATCATCAACGACATAAGCCATGATGTCGTCCGCCGCAGTTGATGCGGGGAAGTACTGGTTGAAAGTCAATTGACCGGTGCCGGGGTCGGTATAGGAACAGCCGACAAAAATGCCGACAGTGCCTGCAACAGCCGCAGTAGTTACCGCCGCCTTTTCTACCGTACCAGCCGCGACCAGCTTGACGAAATCGCCATAAAAGATGTCCGTAGCGTAAGCATTGGCAACCTTAATATGGCGTACTTTTCCGGTGAAAGAACCAGAGGCACTTAAAGTGCCTACGGGTTCTGCACCCATCGGAGTAGCTGATGTAGCCATCTTTATTCTCCATTACGAGAGTTAAAGGCCGGTGCTCTCCGGGTTACCGAAGTCAGCTCCGACCAAAGGTAGTCCGAGTTGACCGCTCAGGTTTCAGAACGGGCATTCGGGGGTCGTTTTGCTTGAGGAAGTTGTTGTCCACAGATTCCATCTGGCTCTCAGCCATGTTCTGGAAGTACTCCTCTCGTTGCTGTACCTTGCCCTCTGGGGCTTTGCACAATAACAAGCCGCCGATCTCAATGTTCCCGTCAAATCGGGAGTTGATATCAGACATGACTTCCATTTCTGGATGATCTTCAGATTTCACCGGAACCCACCCCTCTCTGAATTTCTGAGAGACGTTCGTGTTGTCCGCGTGGCCCAATGTGCTTGTGCGTACCCAACGAAATACCCACCCATCTATAGGGTCGGGCGTTGGTAGTACGGAGGCCGGCATCCACGAATCGGATGGTCGTTGTTCAACTTCTCTGGACTCTGCGTCCCTTTTCTTGCGCTGTTCTGCCATTTTATGACTCCTTTATGAGCTGGTTGGCATACTGTTCTGCGGTTAACCCTAGTCGCTTTGCGAGAGCGATTTGGGTGCGGCTCAACCTCACTTTGCGTGGTTTGGCGCCGTTATTCCTAGAGGAAGGGGCCACCACCACGGAGGGGCTTCGGGAAGTCGAGGAAGGCTGATCGTCCTGAGACGCCTCACCTGAGCCACTGTCTCCTTCACCGAAGTAGTCTGGAAACCTTGACCGCATGGTCCGATCAATAGCTTCAAAGTATTCATCCGAGTTGGGGTCATAGCCCTCGTCCCGAATAAGTTTTTCATGCACGCCGTAAGCCAGCGCGGTCATATCTTTTTCTTGGCCAAACCAAGTGTTTTGCTCTGCCCACATCACCGCCTTGGGAGACGGCTTTGGGGGTTCTTGAGCCTCTGGCTTGGGGCCGACTTGAGGCTGTGTTGCCGGCTTAAACTGCTCCGGCGCCTGCTTGGGGCGATGCTTTATTTCGTTAAGCTGATAATCAGCAGACTTTAGCTCGGACTGCGCATTAATCATCGCTTCCTGAGCTTCTAGGATCTTGTCTGTGTTACCCTCTTCGTAAGCCTGACGATAGCTATTCTTAGCTTGATCGACAGCCATAGAAGCTCGCTCTCGTATCTGATGAACCAGATACTGCTCGCCCTCTTGAATGATCTGGTGATACTGCTTGCTTTGATCCGCATACTTCTGAGCAACTCTGATAGCCTCTTCGCGAAGGCGCTCTGCCTCTTCACGTTGACGGCGCTCTTCATGCTGTTGATAGCGGAGCTTATTAATTCGCTTTTTGACCTTTTCGGAGTAACCCTCCAGCTCTTCGTCTTCGTTTGAGCTTGACTTGGCCTCCTTTGTCTCCTTGGCAG